GATCTGGTAGCGAATCATGGCCCAGTTCTGCTGACTTGCCTGAATGAAGCATTGAGCCTGTTTGCTAAAGGACTATTTGCAGCTAAGCCTAGCGAGTGGGATTTTAGCCCAACCCTAGATGACTTGAGTCTGGAAGCTCTAGCAGCTAGTTTCGAGTCGGTAACTCGTGGGCGCATGCTCACTCTTGAAAATGCTACTAAGCTTGCCACTTGGATTCAAAAGAACTTGGCAGCAATTGTCACTGGCATTCAAGTAAGCGAACCAGCCTTTCAAGCAACTCAAGCCAGTGCAATCATTGGCGTAATTGCGAAGTACACAATGTATGAAGGTAAAGGCGCTGAGTTCGCTGATAAGGTTATTATGCGCCTGAACCAGATTATGGAAGCTGTAGCAGATAGTGAAGAGTTGCTGAGTTCCTTTATGGAAGAACCTGTGCTGGCCGGGATCATGGAAGCATTGGTTAAGAAATTCAGTAAGTCGATTGAGGAAGAGATCACAGTTGATGCGCTGTAATTGATCAGTTTCTAACTAACTCGCCCAGTGTAATAGCTGGGCTTTTTACTAAGTCTCAGGAGTTATTAATATGGGCCAGTTTGCACTAGATCAAGATTACGACGATCCGGCATTTGATGCTGATATGCGCCAGTTGCGTAAAGAGCAATTAGCTGCTGATATCTCGCCAGAAGAGGTAGCAGAAGAATGCAGAGATCTAGACAATGATGATTGGTATTTTGAGGATGAAATCTAATGACCGGATACTTCCTAATCATCTTGTTCCTAGATACTGGCGTCACACAAAAATACACATTTGCTAGTAAGGCTGAATGCGAATCAGTTAAGCCAGCAGTCGCTAGACTATATGAAGGCTTGCGCAGTCCAGTTACTTTGGAATGCAAGAGTCGCAAGATAACTGATGAGCAGATAAAGGAAAGTGTGAAATATGGAAGTGTAACAACTAAGCAAAGTATCAGCATTAAAACTAGTTATAAGTTTTAAGCTTAACTAACTAATTAAAAAGGTGCAACAATGAAACACTTGAAACAAGCCCTAGATACAAAGAATGACTCTTTCAGTTATACAGTTTTAGGTGAAGAGTCTCCTATTTATCTTGTAGACAGCTTTGGTTACTTATTAAAAACTGGTAAACAAATTGGTAACTTTCGCCTGACTGATAAACAGTGGCATTTATATATCGATGATACTCTGTTTATGAGTGGTCCAGAAAACAGCTTGTTTGGCTTACCTGAGTTTGAATTAAAAGCATTAACTAAGTTGATAAACCAATAAGTTTTAGATTCAAATTACTAACAGCCTCCTTAATCGGAGGCTTTTTTATGCTCACAGGTTCACCCTGGCTTAACGTGTGGTACGTCATGACGCACCGACATCATCGTGACGTGGAGGCATTCAAAAACAGTGCCTCACATGCCGCACCCCTCCCCCTGATCCCCCTCACACTCTCCTACTATCTATCCTCCCCTAACTAACCCACTCCCTAACTATCTCTACCTATCCTATGCTATCTAACTCTCCTTACCTACCCATGTAATTTTAAGTTAAATGAAATTCTTTTAAGTCATAACTTTTTAGAGGCCCTATAAAAATGCACGCAATCCAGTATAAGCTTAGTTAGCAGAGTTTCTTAAGTTATAAAGCTTCATTTAGTACAAGGGTACAGATAGGTAGAGATATAGTGATAGGTAGTTAGGAGTAGTTAGGCAGTAATAGGTAGTTAGTTAGTAGGATGCGGGTCGAGGGGGAGGGGGAGGGGGCAAAGTGAGGCACACTTTTTGGTTGACGGCGCGTCAAAAAACTGACACACTGTCGCGTCACGCACACACTCAATAACTAAGGATTACACACAATGGCACGTTCAGAACCTAAGCTACGACCTAGCATCAGTTGGTCGGACTTGGAACTAATGGTTAATGCTGCTGAGCATTTCATTCAACATACTGTAGCAAGTAACCAAGTGACATTAGAAACTGTTAAGCTAATGGAAGTTAAAAAGTACTTCGAAACATTTAAACCAGTTAACGTGCAATCAAGTGCCTTAACTGAGTTCATGGCTAAGTATGGAACACTTCCACAAACTAATGGGGAATCATTAGCGAGTAATATAGAACTGTCGTTACCAGAAGCATCTGCCGCAACTAATCTAGAATCTGTTTCCCCACTAGATATGGCTGATCTAACTAATGAACAGAAATACGATATGATTAAGTTGCGTAAGGAGGTTACTTACACTGAAGCAGAAAACGCATTCATGCTTAATACAGGCACAATGATTATGATGCAACGTGCTAGAATCAAACCAGTTAAAGCAGAGGACTTATAATGGAAAACATAACTAAGGCTGAAACTATTGAATACTATCCCACATTCTATCTAGTCCACTATGGTAAACGCCTAACAGAGATAGAACGTTGTGATGCTGAACAGCTAGCTAAATGGCTAGATAAAGGTTATCAAGTAGTGGACCAGCGTACGCATTATGATTGCAAAGATAGTTTCTATGATTGGCATCAAGCTAGGATTAGAAAGACTCATTTGCAAAAACTAAGAAGACTTCAAGGATTTTCTCCAGCCAATACTAGGAAACCATCAAAAGTTAAAAGCAAAGGAGCTAAAGCTCCTAAGATTCAAACTTCTAAACCTAAGTCACTAGCTGAGATACTTAAGGAGGATTCTAATATAGAGGATTGAAGCTAACCTAAATGATAATCATTCCCAATAACTTTGCAAATCCCTCATCACACGCTTGTCCAGGCTTATCGGCGCTGCCCGCCGAGCTAGCTTAATTTAGCCGCCCCTAAAGTCAAACACCCACCTGCATAAAATTCGCTACGGCCGCAAGCGGCCTGTGCTATAATTTTAATTGGCTAGGGCACTTTGACTTCAGTGCTCCCGGCTAAAAGGCTAACGCCCCGTCGGCAACCCGATGGCGCCCGGACCGCTCCACCAGTAGTAAGTAACTCACATACTAACTAAGCAATAGAGGACACTAAAATGGGAAATACTAACGGACGCACTAATCCAGCGCCTAGGAAACTAGAAGTGGGAATGGCAGTAGTTGTGTGGATTAAGCCGGGAACGCATTTGTTTGATTTTGAGCTAGCTGCGGGGGCAAAAGTAGGAGTCTGGTTTAAAGCTGAGTTACTAGGTTGGTGGATGGAAGACAATAGATATAAAAGGCCCATTTGCTATAGAATATCGTACAATGATGTAACTAGTGCAATATCTAACGTGATTATCATTCGCTCTACTGCAATAGCAGATAACTTGCAACCTAGTGAAGTTAAGTTGCGAATGAAAAGAGCAGCAGATAGACAACACACTAGACTAGTATCCGAACAATAACTAACAATACAAACCTGAAAGTGATGAAAGTGAGGAAACAAAAATGAAAGTGACTTGCCCAATAAGCGGGATAGTATCTGTACTAACTACTCCCATACGCGGCCATGCTATCCACCCGCACGCAATGCTGAGTTCTAGTATCAAGTGCCAGCAACTAAATGAATGGTATCTAGAGACATGGGCAGCAGGTGATCTCCCAGTAGTAGAGACTCATTTGCTAGGCTGTGCTTATCTCTTAAAGCTCCCAATTGAAAGTATTGGCTTACCTCAGATGGATGATTTGAAACTAGCTCAATGGGATAAGTTCTGGGCTGCGAATATGGAGAAGCTTGCTAAACTAGCAGCTAGGTTAGAAGGGAAAAACAGTACTTTCAAGTATCTTCCTAAACTGGTAGTATCCGTTGACACAATTGAAGTGTTGCCAGAATGGATTAAGGATTTAGAACAAGAAATTCGCACCAGTTCTGCATCTGTAAGTGAGAAAGCAAAGGAGCTGAATCGGGCCAGTTACAAAGCTAATACTGAAACTGCTAACAATCCTAGCAAGTATCTGGCAGAGGATCAAATAGAGCAGGTAGTTAGGAGAGCACTTAATAAGTCTCCACTCAGCAACAATGAAGCTAAAGCACTTCCTGTTATACTTAGCGATTGGGCTCTGAAAGTAACTGAGTTCCCAGAACATACTAAGATGCGCTGGCAGCGGATTGTGCAAACTATCTTTGATGCTGACTACATCAATAAAATCCTGATGAGCGATATTAAGCTAGAGCAAGTTAAAGCTCTAGAATCTCACTTGCTAGTAAATACCCCTCCTCATGCAGTAGGTACTAGCCACAGCTCAATACTGATGGCCAGACTTGCAATGGTGATTCCAGTCTTTGAGGACTTTAGTCCGGAGATTAGTAGCCGTAAGATGGGTAGCCAAGATGAATTGCTAGCAGCACTAGACGGTAATAGCGATTCGCCAGCGCCTCAGCAGAGAGCGAGCGCAGCGAGCGGGACAATAACAGCAAATACAGGCTCTAAACTAACACTAGGTCAGAGACTTGCAGCTCGTATGCAAGAAATGGCCCTGAAGAAAGCAGGTGGCCAATAATGAAAGCCTTTAAATATAAGCCAACTCCTAACCTGACTGCGGAACAAGCTAAAGTGTATCAAGATAACTGGAACCTTTCAGAAGTAGAAAGGGAAAACTTAGACAATTACTTTTTGCGCCAGTGGAGTGAAATAGAGCTAGTAAGTAATATAGGTATTAACCATAAAGGCATGCCAGTCATTAGTATATGGAACACGGATTACATTCCTGTATTCACTGGTAAGGACATGGCAATTTGGGATAGGATTTGCTATCTAGCAGCTAATGGTTATGATCCTAAGCCTGACCCAATCAATAACAAGTACCCAATGTATTGGTGTAGTTTCCGGTCTGGGCTAGTAGAAGGGAAACGATTTAGCTATGTGATTATTCAGGAGGACAGGAAATGAGGAGTTTTGAGACTTGCCATTTGCCAGTAAGCTCTAAGGATTTGAATGCAGCGCTTAAATGGTTTGGAAGTAAGCGGACAACTCAGCAGGATGCATTAGTTAAAAAGCATAAGATTATAACCTATGCTGACTTGATTAAAGCATTTAAGGAAGGTAATTAGATATGAGCCGGAAACAGATGTTTATAGCCAGCTATATAGCAATCAGCCACAGGCCTTGGAAACCCGGTAAAGTGTCAGTTAATTTGTGGGGAGAAGTACAGGCTCGGGCGATAGAGTTGGCTAAAATAAGAAATGTACGGGACGTTGAGCACTACCGGCATATATACGAAGGTTGTAAAGTTTCACTTGGTACAGCTTCTACAGAATCAGATGAAATCATCTATAATATGATGTTAGGCGACTAAAGGAATCTTGAAAGTGAGCGCATACGAATCCCCACTAGAGCGACTTAAGAGATTAGGTCGTGAAGCTAAGGCACGAGCCTTAGGAGTTCCAGCCAGTCCACTAGATAATAAAGTAATAGAATCAAATCTAGAAGTATTGCCTAATCCCATAGCTGCCAGTATCAATGAATTCAATGGAGTAGTGCTTACTAGTGAGCAAGCATTAGGAGTTAACTACGCTCTCCAAGGTTCCAGTTTCTGCATGACTGGCGCTGCTGGCACTGGTAAGACCACAACTACGCGGAACATAGTCTCTTCCCTGATTCAAAGTAACAAGATTCCAATGCTTACAATCACGCATCGCTATCTCAGTTCTGGCGCCCCAGGAATTGTAGGCTGTGCGTTTACTAACAAAGCAGTTCAAAACATCAAGCGTGTGATGCCTAAGGATTTGCAATCTAACTTCCTTACCATTCACAAGCTACTGGAATTCGAGCCAGTATATTATGAAGCTTGGGATGAGAAAGATCACAAGTATAAAACTAAGATGGAATTCAGGCCGGGACGCCATGGAGTTAACCCACTGCCAGAAAGCATAAAGGTACTGATAATTGAAGAAGCAACTATGGTTTCTATTGAGCTTTGGAATCAGTTGTTTGACGCTCTCCCCATTGGGGGTAATATTCAAATCATTCTCATTGGAGATATTCAACAGTTACCACCAGTTTTTGGTAAGTCTATCTTCATTCATGCTATGCAAGTTGGTATTAAAGTAGTAGAACTTACGCAAGTTCACAGGCAAGCATTAGATAGCCCCATCCTAGAACTAGCTCACAGGGTTCTATCCGGTAAAATCATCCCAAGCGTAGAACTTCCTGACTGGAATAAAGAGACTGCTAGTGGCAAGCTCACTATCGTGCCATGGAAAGCAGCTCTGACTCCTGAAATGGCAGTGCGTAAAGTTGGCAAAGACTACTTGCCCAAGTCAATTGATAGTGGTGCATATCATCCATTTGAGGATGTGATACTTTGCCCATTTAACGTAAGCTTCGGATGTGATGAACTAAATCGCCATGTAGCAACCTATTTGGCACAAAGCGATAAGTGGAATCCAGCAGGCAATCTGGTTCACGAAGTTATCGGAGGTATGAATACTAAATACTTTCGCATAGGTGATAAGGTTCTCTGGAATAAGACTGAGCATGTAATCACCGATATCAAAGTTAATCCAAAGTATTATGAAAAAGATCCTCAGTTGCCTAGTCAGACTCTAGACTATTGGGGATGTGAAACTGATGAGCATGCTGGCGATATCATGGCAGCTATGCTAGATGGCAGTACTGATGAGTTATCAGAAGCACACTCTGCTAAGATGGACTTGTTACTTAAAACCTTCAGTGACTTAAGTGATGGCGATAGTGAGAAGTCTACTAGCAGGCAATGCTCACATATCATAAAGGTAGATAGTGATGAGTTTGGCGATTCTAGTATTGAGACTAGTGGTGACCTTGCTCTTCTCACACTTGCTTATGCTATTACTGTACATAAGTCTCAAGGGTCTGAGTATAGAAGAGTTATTTTTTATTACTCATAAATCTCACGCTACCATGCTATTTAGGGAGCTTGTATACACTGGCATTACTCGGGCGAAAGAAGAGTTAGTTATAATTTGCCCAGCTAGCCTGTTTGTCCAAGGCATCACAAGTCAACGCTTACCGGGCAAGACACTAATAGAAAAGATTGCAGCATTTCAGCGATATCTAGAAATCAGCAAGGTTAGTGAAACAGAATTGCCTAGGGGCATGAACATTCTTACTAGAGATATGGGAGTAGCATGATATGAGTAATGAAGCTAATGAACGTCGTGCATATTATGGGTTGCTGAATAGTCAGTACCTAGATTGTATACGGGCTGGAAGATCCCCTAAAACAGGTAGACGTGTTCGTACTAGTAGACCTTCAGCATTAGAACTGCGGGCTAAGAAAGTCAACTGGGCTAAGCTGCAAGTTAAAGGCGCAGCAGTTGGACTATGCCAAGCAGTAAACCAAATGGTACTTAGGCCAGGAGAGTACTTAGAGCTAACTAAAACTATAGTGAAGCTTGAGCGGCTAATGTTGAATTACTTAACAGAAGGGTATGAAGTAACAAAACTGTCTTACCAGCGAGATACAGATACTAGCAAAAAATAATCGCATTGACGTGAGGGGCCATTTTTGAGACCATAGGCCCCTCGAAGCGGCAAGCCTCGAACGAATCATTCACCGCATTACACACTCTCTTAAAGGATACAAATTATGTCCCTCGTAGATCTGACCAAAACTGCTGCTGTTAAATTCAACTACCGCGAAAACAAAGAAACTAAAGTTAAGCGCCCTTCGGTAGAGTTGGAAGTTCCAGAAGTTACTGTGAATGCAGTAGCATCTTATCTGACTCACGAAGATCCTAAAGTAGTTTCCCTGATTCTGGAAACTCTGCAAGGTTCGCTGAACAGCTACATTCGTGGCTTCGTGGATAGCAAAGAAGACTTCACCCAAGCTGATCTGGATGCACTGATTGCAGAAGGTAAGATTGGTTTCGAAGCTCTGGCTAACTTGCCACGTTCGGAACGTAACACTCTCACTAATGAAGAACTGGCCGAGTTCAGCAAGACTTATTTTGTTCTGGCTCAGGAACTGCTGGGTAAAAATGAAGGCCAAGCTACTGCTGCTGCCGCTGTATTCAACAGCCGTATTAAGAAGATTGCTGGTGCAGTACCAGCACTTACCAAGATCAAAGGCGATCTGGAGAAATTCCTGGAACTGGCTAGCGATGACGTTGTTGCTGAACACAATAAGGCTTTGAGCTATCTGACTGCTAAGATTGATGAGTATCTGGCTGAAGATATCACCGCTGATAGCCTGTAAATTGTACTGACTTCGCTACCTTGCGGAAGTCTGGCGAAGTTCTTAACCCGCATCTGCTAACATAGAGATTGCGGGTTAAGTCAGTAGTAAGGTTGGTCTAGAATTGACCCTACTTCTCTAGAATAGATGCGCAAGGCTACTAGTCAAATTGCCTTAAGAGTCCAATTGTTGTATGACTCAAGCACGGATCGTACCGTGGAGTGGCTTTAATCGACGGGATAACTGTCAGAGGCGCTGCTAAAAACTCTACAAAGATTTAAAGGTTAGCCAGTTCCCTAGGTTGTTCGCCGTGTCTAACATGCGCGCCTAAAATACTGGCACTTCGTAGCGTTGTGGGATAGGATGGAGAGAACTCCAGTCAGCTAAGGCCGACGTAAACTATCCTGCTACATGGTGGACGCGGCGCCACAGTAAATCCAGCCGCACTTATTTTAAAAGGTACGCCATACGAATATTGGCTATCTCAAACTGCCCAGTTAGCTGGTAGGTATATTACCTATCGGCGCTGGGTTTTTTATGCTCAGGAGAAAAGTAATGCTGGCAATTGGAATGAGTTGGGCAGAAGACGCAACTGCGATTAACGAAGCTGAGCTAGTAGCAACTAGTAAATCAGCCAAACCATTCCCACACAAGGGAGACACCGTAACTATCAAGCATCAAGTTAAGCGTACCCCTGCTGGCGACGTGCTTGGCTTGCAGCGTGCAGATGGTAAGGGCTATCAAGCTACTATCACTGCTGTATACATGGATGGCACCGTGCGTACTGGGCATTCAGATATCTGGGAAGTTAAGCCAGGTACTACAGGTCACTGGGAAACAGTTAATCCAATGCATGAACGTAAATAAATAAGTAAGAGAGTAACATGGCTACTTTAATCACAGCAGAACGAGCATTTGCGCTGGCTAATCCTAGCGATGCAGAAGGCCTTGCGCGATATCAGGATAGTATCTCAGATGCTATTACTGAGGCTGCAATGGCACAGATTGTGACCATTAACTTGAGAGTTCCTGTGCAATATAGTGGAACAATTCAGTGTTGGCTTGCAGACGCAGGTTACAATACAACTGTAGTCCCAGATGAACTTGAAGACTGGGCATTCCTTAATGTAAGTTGGGGCCGGAGTTAAGAGCATGAAATCTGTTAAACAATTCGCATTTACTGAAGCTCAAGTATCTAAGCTGATGACTATGCAGGATGAGCTGAATACCTATATTCACCCGGAGTGGAAGTCCCAAAGATTTGATTGGAACTTAGCAATCATTGATGAGTGTATGGAAATTCATGGCCATCTAGGTTGGAAGTGGTGGAAGAAAGATTACAAAGTTGGGATGACTGCTAGTAACGCAGCTCAGATTAAGCTAGAAGTAATTGATATCTTGCACTTTATATTGAGTAGCTGGATTGAAACTGGTAATGGACATTACTTGCTAGAAAACTTTAATTCACCTTGCAGTTCTGCATTGCCACTAGAGTTCACAGTATCTAAGATGCTGGACTTTGCTGGACAAGGCAGAGCTGTCATGTTCATGGAATGCTGGACACGGTTAGCTATTGGTACTGGACTGACTGAGGTAGAAATTCTAGAAACATACACTCAGAAATACGTACTTAATAAGTTCCGTCAGGATCATGGATATAAAGACGGTAGCTATGTTAAGGAATGGCAGCGTTGTAAACCTGGGCTGTATGATACTGAAGATGGAATCAAATGTTTCCTAGAAGATAACGAAGTCCTTGCCGAAACTGTAGCTCGCTTTAAACTAAGTGGGCTCGATAGCACAGACGAAACAGCGCTTTACAACTCGCTTGAGCTGAGCTATAATTCTCGCCTGAATAAGTGATTCTTTAACTCTTGCAGGAGATACCAAAATGGCTGAGTCGCCACTAGATAGATTGAAAAGACTGGCAGCAGAGAAAAAACTAGCGGCAGCAGCTCAGCCAGTAGCTCCAGTTGTAAATGTGCAAGCGGAAACAGCGAGCGCCGAAGGCGGAGCGTCCGTAGCAGTTGTTGTTATCTCTGAGGAACCTAACAATGAATCAGAAAGAGTTGGAAGCGTTACCAATAGAAACAGTCAGGCAGTTGTACTTAACAGCGAGCCGAGACAGCTATCAGTACAGCCGGATGTTTTGGGAAGTGAAAGCGGAAGTATCCCTACTGAAATGGGCCTTAGCGCTGAGCCTAGTAGCCAACTTGATTCTGCTAATAGCGGTTCTAGTAACCTAAGCACTCATCCGCTAGCAATGCAATTCGCTGAGCTGGAAGCCGCACTACTTGCCCAGCAACCTGAGTTTAAAACTATCTTGCGCCAGATTCACCGGCACTTAGGTCAGGAACCTGAACTAGTAACTAAGATGACTGAGCAAGAGATTCAGCTAATTGTGTCCGGTCTAGTAGTATTTGCTAATGCTGAGATCGTTGCACCAGCAGTAGCGAAAAGTACAAAGGCTAAGATTGCAGCAGCTAAAAAAGTTCCAATTAGCGCAGATGATCTCTGAGGATTAAGTACTTGAGCCAGTTTAAGCGAGGGCTGTGGGATGCAGGTGATGACATTAAGCCTCAGGATCAGCTCTTGCTTGCTGTTACTATCTGGCTACGTACTTACAGTTGTGATGATCAGTATCTAATTGGTCTGGACAATCTGATAAAAATTTTGGTGCCGTTTACCACTGAATTAAAGTTAGGCCTTGGCGTTCCCACTCTGCCAGCAGACAGGATTGTTAGTAGCGAAGGTGATATCTGGCGAGTGGTTGGGCCAGGCAAGTTTGTATACAGCAGTTCCAATTGGGCTAGAGAGTTTGAATTGCAAGGCTATTATGATACTAGCATCCAGCTTAGCGTGCATAGAAGCTGGCTAGAGTGGGCAGTAATGAATGCCATTCTAAATCTAGATCATGCAGGCAAGCCTTGGCTCAGAGATAACAAGCGCTCAGTGCCTACTACCATTGGCGGAATAGAATTAGCGGAGTTTTTAAAATGAACATACTTGATAGTCTAGATAAGCTTCCAAACTTCCTAGACGAACTAGCCCCCACTGCATTGCTGATCCCAGTAGTAGATCTATTACCGGGCCAGATTGATCCACGCTATACTCGCCTTAGTTACTCTGGCAATACAACTCTCCATGCTTGCCCACGTAAGTTTCAGCTAGAGAAACTGCAAGCTGAGCGACCTGAACAAGACACTTCTACTAGTGTGACGTTTGCATTCGGGCATTCAGTTGGTGAGGGTATCCAGCAATACCTTATCGGACGGGGCCTATTTGATGAGCAGCTGGCATTTGATACTGCTATATGGAAAATGTTCTTAGCTTGGGACTGTGACTTGCTAGCAGAGAATGACAAGCAGAAGAAGAGTTTCCTTAGGGCAGTAGCTGCATTGCTATTGTTCCGAGGCATATGCCAAGATGGATTGATTGGCGATGATTGGGAAGTAGCAAGCTTTAATGGTAAGCCAGCAGCTGAACTTAGTTTTCGCATTGATCTGGGTGATGGATTCTATTTCCGTGGATACGTTGACTTGGTATTACGGAATAAGATCACAGGTGAATTCCTGATCCTAGAACTTAAAACTTCTAGTGCAAACTATGTCAACACAGCTAGCTATAAGAACTCAGCTCAGGCAATTGGATATAGCGTAGTTCTAGATACCATTGCCCCAGGCACTAGCAGTTATAGCGTACAGTACCTAGTATATATGACTAAGGCTGAGCGCTATGAAGTGTTTGATTTCCCCAAAACATTTAGGCAGCGTGTGCAGTGGCTGCAAGATTTGATGTGGGATAAGAAACAGATAGTAGATATGGTTAGTTTCTATGGCAATGACGGAGTCTGGCAAGTTCGTGGTGAATCTTGTACAGATTTTGGAAGGCCTTGCGATTTTATGGACATGTGCGGAATGGAAACTGTAAGGTTAGCGAGTCCGCTATTAGAATCACATCTAACTGAAGACAAAGAATACGAATTCGAATTCACAATACAGGAGCTATTATCCTAATGGCTAAGCTCAGCAGCTTAAAAGAAACTAAGATCAAGCATGTAATGATCTTTGGCCCACCCAAATCTGGTAAGACTCTGCACGTAGGTAAGTTAGCAAAGTACAAGAAGCTAGTCTGGTTTGACGTGGAGAACGGTTTCGGCACACTCTTTCAACTAGATCAGGAACTACAAGATAAGATTGAGCTGATACATATTCCAGATACTCGTGGCATTCCCATGGCTATTGAGACCATGCTCAAAGTTATAAAGGGAGTTAAGTGTGTGATCTGTGATGAGCATGGCAAGGTATTGCCATGTCCAACATGCGTTAAACTTTATCCCCCTCCTGCTGTGATACCTTCCACTACTGTAGAATTAAANGCCCCTTGACAATGACTCGGCTGTGGTAGTAGACTCCTGTACTCAGCTGACGAATAGTGCAATCGCACACATCACCAAACTTAAGCCAGATGATTATAAGCTTGAGTATGATGACTGGGCATATCTTGGTAAGCTAATGGATACATTCTTTAGTTATGTCCAAGCAGCTAGCTTTAACGTGATTTGCATTAGCCACGAAGCTGAAGTTAAGATGGTAGATAAATCAGCTAAGCTTGTTCCAGTTGGCGGCACTAGCAATTTTAACCGGAACGTGGCTAAGTACTTTGATGAAGTAATTTATGCTAGAGTGCAGAATGGTAAGCATACTCTAGCATCTAGCACAGCAACTGACAACAATATCCTGACAGGATCACGAGCGAATGTGGATCTTGGTAAGACTCCAGATGCTAACCTAATAGTATTGTGGGGGCAGACAGCATGAAGTTTGCAAAGCGTGAGATAGAAAGTATTAAAATTAGTATGCTGGAAGGTGGCAGCACTAGCTTCCCAGTAGTAGGTATGGAGAGAGGTGAGAATCAAATTCTAACTGTCTATGCCCACGAAGATAAGTTCAATGGTGGCCAGACATTCTGCATTGAGCTGGTAAATAAAACTACTGGAGAAGTGTTTACTAACCAGTACAGACTGGCAGCTGATCAGTCGCATGAAGTAAAGATCAAAGAGATTCTGTTAGTTGATGTAGCAGAAAAGATGTAACCAGTAATACCAGCAACAAACCAAATCTAAATACTTAAGTGAGAAATACTATGTCCTTTGATAACTTGCTCGACATGAACCTTGATGACTTGGCTGATCTGCAAAAGTTTGAGCCACTACCTAAAGGTTCTTACAAATTTGGTATGAGCTGGGAAATGCCAGACCATGAAGAGTTCCGTATCGTTCAGCTTAAACTGACTATGATGGAAGTGTTGGACCTGCCTGGCGTAGCAGAAGAGAACTTCCCTGCTATTGGTAAAGCAGCTACATTCTACATGCGCATCCAGCGTCTGGATGGTGAGCCAATGGTTTGGGCAGATGGCACTCCTAATACTCAGGATCAAGGCCGACTCAAGGAAGTTCTGAAAGCAATCGCTCCAGTATTTAATCCAGAAGGTACACTGACTATTCAGGGTATGATTGAAGCATCTGAAGGCGCTGAAGTCGTAGCAACTCTGGGCGTTCGTGCTAGCAAGAAAGATCCAGACAGCAAGTTTAACGAGATCAAACTCCTTACTCTAGCTTAACAAGCTGATAGCTCAAGCTCAGGCCAACTAAGCTAAGCAACACAAGCCCCGGTTAGATTAAAAGTCTGCCGGGGTTTTTTAGATTACGGGGAATGGAAAATGAATCAGCAGGTAGCAGACACTAAGTTATCAGCGTCAAGCATAGCAATTACTAGAGAGCATAAGACTGTTATCAAGCAGAACATAGTTCTGTGGATCAGTCATGAGGATAAGCCTCACTGCGCTAAGCTCTCAGCTATGTTTGCCAGTGCTAACCTCCGTGTATACGATGGCAACGATGTAAGTTCTATTGCGGTATTAGCAACTCAGTGCAAGAATGCTGGGTTCAATACCATTGTTACTACAAGACTAGATGTGTTGCTGGCTCTGCTCCCACAAGGGCGGATTAAGAAAGCAAACATAGCTAACTATACTGGCAGCATTATCCCATTCCATGGTGTAGAGTTCCTGTTTGTTCCAGCACTTAAGCAACTGGTCTCAATTGAATACGCACCGTGGATGTTTAAGCAAATCATTCGCAAAGTAACTGAGCCTGATTCGTGGCGCAAGACTTCTGAGTTTCGCTGGTGGTTACTTAAGCCAGGTCGGGACATGGAAGATGCACGTAAATTGCTGGCTACCTGTGATCTAATTGCAGTGGATACTGAAACACAAAAGCCCAATGCAACTTGCAAGTGGCCGCGCATAGAACTACTGCAATACACTGGATTCAAATTCGATACTAATGAGTCTTGGACTTATGTAGTGACCATGGATAGCATGGATGCAGTTCAGTTCATGCGCTCTGTTAATGCTAATGATGTTCGGAAGGTATTGCAAAATGGCAAGTATGATTGCGCATATTTCTTTATGTATAACGCGCCTCTCAGTGCCTACTATCACGATCTTAAAAATGGAATGCATAGCCAGTATTGCGAACTTCCCAAGGATCTTGCATTCTCGTCTGCCTTGTGGTTGCGAGATATTATGTACTGGAAAGACTTATCGTCGTCCGGAGATAGTCAGGACAAGTTCAGGTACGGCGCTCTTGATACGTGGGCTACAGGGGAAGCTTATATTAGCTGGCTCCAGCAAGCGCCGGACTGGGCAAAGACAAACTATGTAACTGAGTTCGCATTGGTTCCTTCTCTGCATATGGTAGAGATGCGCGGTATTCGCCGTGACATGCCAAGGCTACGTGAAGTAAACGCACGCAAGCAAGAGGAACTGAAAGGAATTCTAGCTACATGTCAGGCTATGGTAGGCTCACCTAAATTTAATCCTTCCTCACCAGATCAAGTTGTGAAACTTATCTGTGTGCTTACAGGAACTAAACCTCCTAGTAAGGAAGTGAAAGTTAAGGACATGACTGAGCAAGAGAAGCGTGCTCGGCAAGCAGCAGATAAGAAAGCAATGGAGAAAGCTTCATATGCTCACCCACTTAATGAGCGAATCCTCACTGCTATTAAAGAGTATCGTGAATTGCGCAAGGAGATCAGTACATATCTCCCAGTTGGTGCAGCACTGAAGTCCACTGCTAAAGTAAAGAAAGGGGAATCGCTAGGCAAAGAGTTCGGGCCACCAGGCTTTGAGCGAGTTCTGGCTAGCCTTAACCCAGATGCCACTGACAGCGGAAGGCTAGCCAGTAAGGAGCATCATTTCTGGTGCGGTATCAATATCCAGAATATGAAGTCTAGTGGCGATGTGAAGACAACTTATATAGCTGATGAGGGATTTGAACTATTTGAAGCTGACTTCTCCCAGGCTGAAGACAGAGGCGTTGCGTATAGTTCTGGTGATCCAACTCTGCTTGATATCTTTGAGCGCGGTGTAGATAGCCATAGCTATAAAGCTGCAATGTTCTTTGGTATCCCTTATGAGGATATTTATAAGGAAGGTAAACAAGCTTATATCGATGGCGAGACTGGCCTGCATGTGCCAGCAACTGAGGGGAAGATTCTTCTCAAACCTATTCGCCAACTTGGTAAACGAATTAACCACGGTGCAAACTACAACATGGGTGCCCAAGTATTGTTGGAAACAATGGGTATCAAAGCTGTACGTGAAGCACAACGAGTTCTTAAACTTAAGTCCTCAATGACCTTGATTCAAGTATGCCAGTACCTGCTAGACTGTTATGCCCGAGCGTTCCCAACTGTTAAGAAAGAATACTATAAATCTATTGTACTGGAAATTAAAAGAACTAATAAGATGGTATCAGATACTGGTTGGGTACGGTATTGTTTTGGTAATCCCGAAACATCCAAGCCAGCACTCAATAAGTATGTGGCACACAAGACTCAGAATCTCAATGCAATGAACTTGAATAAGGCTTGGCTTAGAGTCAACGCTAAGTTTATGTTCAATCCCAATATACGCCTCCTAGCTCAAATCCACGACTCCATACTTGGACAGACTCGTATCGGCCACCGATACCTCATTCAAGAAGTCAAGGAACTAATGACATTCCCCGTACCAATTAGAGACTGTGCGGGAATCACAAGAGACTTAATAGTCCCGGTAGATATTAAAATACTCGGACGTACTTGGGCAGGTACAGATGAATGAGCCAGCTAAACTCACACTCGCTAGTTCCAGGGAGTATGATCCCCATATCAATCCAGACGGAACACAAGACTTCTTTGCGCATTACTTGGAGTATACTTCCGGCACAGAAGTTCCAGCCCATGCCAATCGCTGGTCTGCCATCGGCATGCTGGGTGCTTGGCTTGGAAGAGATGTCCACGTTAAGTTTGGATCGGCTAAACTATATGCTAACCAGTACATTATGTTGCTGGGAGAAGCTGGTAGCAAGAAATCCACAGCTATTAAAACAGCTAAGAAGTTACTTGCTAAAGCAGGCTACGAGAATTTCTCGGCTGAAAAGATTTCCAAAGAGAAATTCCTTTCTGAACTTGCCAAGCAAAATGGGGCAGGAGCAACGGGCGGACTTAATAATATTCTTGACCAACAACTCTTTGGCGAGATAGATGACTGTGATTACCGAGAGACTTGGGTAGTGGCAGATGAGTTCAATGAGTTCTTTGCTAATAACATTTTTGAATTCTGTAGTACCTTAGGGAACCTATGGGATTACGAGGGCAAATATGAAAACTCTGTTAAGCACGGGGAGTCAGTTGTTATCCCCAATCCATACGTTAACATCCTTAGCGGGAATACCCCGACTACTTTCTCAACCACCTTTCCAGTTGAAAGCATTGGCCAGGGATTCTTTAGCCGAATCTTGGCAGTACACATTAAAGCTAGTGGACGAAAGATCACTAGGCCAAAGAATCCTAGCGAGGAGGAGACTCAGCTCGTACTGGACAGACTATTGGAGATCAGAAACTATCACTCCGGAGAAGTGGAAATCACCGAGGACAGCTGGAACCTCATTGATAGGATCTACCAAAACTGGAAAGGAATCCCAGATAGCAGGTTTGAATCGTATAGTAATAGACGACTTACTCACTTGCTCAAGATCGCACTTATCCATGCCGCTAGCAGACTATCACCTACCATTGATGCCATTGATATCAAGCGGGCAAATACGATCATGGATTACACAGAACACTTTATGCCAGATGCATACGGGGAGTTTGGTACGGCACGTAACTCTGGCATGACCCATAAGATTATTAAGGAGCTAGAGCTTAGCAAAGAACTTCTTAATATTCATGATCTGTGGAGTAAGGTTCAGCTAGACTTTGACAAGATGGAAAGTTTCCAGAACCATATCATGGGCATGGTGCAAGCACAGAAGCTTCAGTTCAGTGGCGATAAGTTATTGCCGATGAAGAGAGTATTAGAAACTCCAACTAATGAGTATCTGGATTACAGATACATGAGTTCAGAAGAGAGAGGGGAATAGAGATGAATAGCGGAAATGAAATTTACAGTGCACAAATTGCTAAAGACCGTTTGCTGGCATTGAAAGATAAGCCAGTATATATAGAAGCAAAGCTAGTTGACCCTAGCGTAGAGCAACCGGATCAAGTGATTAAAGTTCCTGAGCCAGTCGTAGCTGATTCAGTTGCAGCTACATTAGCGCAACGAGGTTCTCGCTATGGGGACTTCACTGATCATGCTAGAGTTTGCCAGAGTTTTAAATCATGCGCTATCATAGCCATGCCTGCAAATAGTGGCAGAGGTTTTGAAAACCTAGACGATGTAGCTAAGCAGGCAATTGAAGTTATCTTTGATAAGATTGCTCGTATCCTCACTGGTGATCCTAACTACGATGACAACTGGCATGACATTCAAGGCTATGCGAAACTTGTAGAAGATCGTCTCCCTAAGAGTAGTTAATGCCATGTACAAACCAGAGCCAATTCTAATCTTAGCTAAGCGCTACAATCAATTCAAAGCTGGCGAAGGTTGGCTTTGGGAAAATGGTTATTTTAAATCCAAACGGCCTATACGGATAACACAAGGTTACCAGCTGAGAGGTCTTAGAAATCTCAGACTATTCATAATGGACGAAGCAGAGAGTACTGAGTTTGCAATAGAGTTAGCGCATAGTAACTTTAAACTCCGTAACAAAGTCTTTGACATGAATGACTTGCGAGATTCCCAAGAACTTAAATTCAAAATCACAGAGAGAATCTGATGGCTAGCACAACCCCAGTTAAAACTTATAAAGCTAAAGTCAATATTGTAGTAGATACTGAAACACTGGCACTAGATTCCAAGGCAGCAGTCGTGGACATTGGTGCCGTAATGGCAATGGGTAAGTTTGAGCCTTGCCAATTTCAGCTCTATATTAAACCATCCAGTTATGTTGGCACTCCATTTGAGATTGATGCTGACACACTAGAATGGCATGAGAAACAGAATCCAGGTTATCTAGATAAGTGTGAAGAACTAGGCGTATCATTTCAGGAAGCGGCTCACGAATTCCATACATGGCTCAGTGGATTCGCAGCTAATGCTGAGCTACATATGTGGGCACAGGGTAAAGACTTTGACCAAACCATTCTTGGCTATCTATTCAAAACTAGCGGAATTGAAAAGACTGCTTACAGTTACCGGAACTTTCATTGTACACGAGATCTATTGTTTCTTAATCCTGGGGCACGTATCAAAGGTGGCCAGGACGAAGCAGCGCATACAGCTTTAGCTGATGCAATCTGGGCAGCAAAGCAATTCAATGCTATTGTTGATAAGTCTTCTTGGTATCAGAGGTTATTTGCCTAATGGTCCAGATCGTAATGCTAGACCAGCGAATCATTAATATGGTTCAGGAAATTCCTAATCACCCTAAGCTATTTGCTAGAATGAAACAGGCTGAGCTAGATGGAGCTAATGCTCACGCTACTCTATTCACCATGGATGAAGACACAGATCAGGCATTGATTCAAAACTTTGAGCAAGCTATTGGATTCCTAGCTGCTGAGGTTGGTATCTTAATGGATGGAATCTACTCGCACGAATCTCTCTGCAATGTATGCAATATCATTAGAGAGAAACTTGAGGAAAGGAGAAGTGTGATTGTTAACAACCGTGTTAACACTGGCGAAACTGGGCTAAGACAAGAGTCCAGAATCATTATGCAATCTGACTACAAGCACTAGGAATTAAATATGGAAAAAGATAACTGCTTAACAGATGAGCAAGAACTAGAAAAGGCAATTAAGGCTAAAGGCCTTACCGCGCCAAGGCTTACTCCTGAATGGATTGACAGCGTAATCAAAGGACAAACATTCACAGTGCTTCCTAGTGGGCGCACCATGGTATGTGAGATGGAACTTAAGAACGGATTCACAGTTCTAGGAGTATCCTCTTGTGTGAGCAAGGAAAACTTTAACCAAGAAATTGGTGAGAAGATCTCAAGGGAGAATGCACGAGATAAGATCTGGGAGCTGGAAGGCTACTTGCTCAAGCAACATTTGCATGACGCAAGTAAGTCACTTAAAGTCTAGGAGCTAACATGACTTTTAAATACCGCAAGAAGCCTGTCGTAATTGAAGCTTACCAACTCGTTGACAATGGCGAAGAAACTACAGCTATTCCCCAGTGGTTTATGCAAGAGATTACTGCTGGAAAAATCTCGCCCACTATTGACGGAGGTCTAAACATTTACACACTTGAAGGCATAATGAATGCAGCTCCTGGGGATTACATTATTCGAGGAGTTAAAGGAGAAATCTATCCTTGCAAGCCTGACATCTTTGAGCTGACTTACGATAAAGCTTAAGGCAAAAGAAAGCCCCAGTCTAGTTTCCTAGCTGGGGCATTTTTGTATCTAGTGAAAATGCATGAAACTAGCGATGGCGTATACTAACGCACATGGCGCGGAAGGCCCGTTACCCAGCTGCCGATGGAGCGTAGCGTCGCAACCGGGATAGCACTAAGTCAATCATGCCTAGCGAGGCCGAAGGCCGAGTGGCTGATTGATCTTAGGGCCCGGTTGTGGTAAGCTAGCTCAGCGGCTACGCTGGGTAGGGACTGTAGCGCCTAGAATGTATCCACACTATCTTGTCCTAAACTATCCCTACCTCCCATAATTTCCTGCATGTATCTGGAGTAACTAGAACTAAGTCCATTAGCTAAAGCCTCTGCTCTACTCCTATCAGTGTTTTTATACTGCTCCATAAACCAACTATTAAAGCCTTTCTGCCTTCCTCCTTGTTCCACATATTTCTGTGCGAACTGTCCGATCTGTTCATGATCAACTTGCCCACCTCCCTGAAGATTTAACTTAAGCGCAGTTCCTAACTTCTCACGCTTAACTCTATCAGCAGCCATATATCCTTGGACTCTGAAATAAGCATTAGAAGTAATTGCCTCATCAATGGGCTTAGCACCAGCGAGCCTGGTCATAGTTGCCCAGCTAGCAAGATCATTAGTTCCCAGAATAGTTCCATTAGCCTGAGTACTTGTAACCTTACCATCTTCATTCGTAAATGCTCTAGCAGTCTGAGCCATGCCAGCAAGTGGACGACTTAATCCCATGTGCTCAATGCCATTTAAGAAACTATTCCATACAGGAGCACCGCCAGCTACATCACTAAGACTCTGCTTAGTACTTGCAAACACTTTACCAAATGCACTTATAAACGGAATGTCTCCCGGATTAGTTGGATTAGGTACGATACTCCATGTACGCGGGTTGGTATCGCCACGGGTAAAGAGACTAGCTTTTAAGATATTACTAGGCGCACCGAACATAAGCCAGTCTGCACCGGACTTACCGAACAATGTATTAGTTGCACTATATAGATCCTTATGTTCAGAGTTCCCATTAGCATTGCCAATCAGGGAACTATTGATTAAATTGAATCCCGGTAAGCTACTAGCTCCATATACAGATCCTTGCAAACCAGCAGCCATTGCAACTGCCTTACCATTTCCTTCACCAATGTATCGGAACATTTGCTGCATCAAGTTAAACTGGTAACTTTGGAACAAACCAATAGCCTGACCAACTGGACCTTGGAACATCAGTGGCCTTTCAGCTGCACGGATAACCCCGTTCACTCGGTTAGTGAAAGTATTCACATAAGCCCAAGCAAGTTTCTCATCAATCACACCATGCTTAACTCCCACTTCAGTAATCTGTTTCATTACGTCAGCAGAGATCAGTCTGTTAAATTGCTCAGTCCAACGGTTACCAGTAAACTTCTCACCAGCTTTACCAAATGCTTCCCAAGCTGCACTAAGCTGCTCAGACTTCTTGCTCATGTCATGAACACCTTCCTTGCCGGTAAGTGTCATAGCATCCAGTGATTTATAATACTGATCACTAAGATCAGGCAATAAACCTCTGAGCTTATACTGTGATAGCAAGGCCTCCTTACCTTCACCGTGCAATCTAGCCAAACTATTACTGATCAGTTTACTAGGACTAGTAATTAGATCTCCATCAACTCCTGGGATACCAATCTTCATAATCTTAGCTAGCTCACCTGCACCGTCAGCACTTCCTTTGCTAATGGCGCCAGTAAGGTTTTTCAACTCTGCACTGAACAAAACAGTGTTCCCGAGCAAGTTGTTCAGTGCGTTAAAGGGATCAAGCCTGAGAATTGTTGTGGTGAGAAATGCGTTAGACTTCCGAATAAAGTTAGTAAGAACCCCTCGTGGCACAGAGCTATTTGCCATAAGGTTCGTTGCTGCATCATAATAAGCTGTCTTGAAACCAAGCTCTTCAAAGACATTATTAATCTCATCAGACTTTTCCTGAGTAAATTTACCCCCTTGTCTTTCAAAGATTTCAGTTGCTTTGTTCCAAGCTCTAGAGGCATAACGATCCAGAGTCTGGTTAAGCGTGTTAAGCAATGGTACCTCATCCGTCTTCGTGATGTTTAGCATTGCCTTAACCTGAGCCAGATACGGGTTCTTATCAGAGGATGTTACTACATCCGTAACAGAGTCCTTACCTGTTTTACTGCCTGCTACGTTAGTAAACTGATCTCCTAGCCGCTTCAGTTCATTTGTTTCCTTTTCATATTTAGCCAAGACCATTTGCTTAATCAGCGTGCTCTCTTTAGCAACATGATCCTGGAGCCAGCCATTAACAATCTTACTAGGATCGGTTTGTGGAAAGAATCTCGAACTGATGCCCCTAGAAAGCAGATCAGTATTAATATAATTATCGTGCAGTGTCTTATCGTAGATGAATTCCCCCTTAGCATTATAGAATTCTTCTGCTTGCCCTTTGGTATAAACTTTATATTCGCTAGGGACTTTAGCAATCTGATCTTCCAGCTCCTTACTAGTGTTAGCAAACAACATTTTAGTGTGCCCAACACCTACCAGAGTCTCATCCTTTACAAAGGCAATGTGCCGGTAGTCACGAGGGTTTGGGCGAATGGGATAAAATACATCCAATGCTTTATTATCTGTGTTTCCCTGCACAGCGTTGAGTTCTTTCCAAGACTGGTTCCTTGTACCGTTAAGTGCAATGTGTAGATTTACTGCATCGCTAAGAACTGTGTTATCCAGAGCATTAGGATTGATTAATGGAATCTCTTCCACCGTACCTTTAAACAATTCAGGTGGAGCAACTTCCTCACCAGCTTCCAATGCTCGTTGGTAATCACGAATTTTCTGGGGAATCAATGCATGGCCAGCATCTGATACTACATACTTCTCAGGGCTGTTAGCAATGATCTCGTTAATTGTACTGAACCGTACAGCCTCTTCAGGATTCTGAGCCAGCTTAACTGCAACTGGATTAATGGTCTCAGTCAGCTTATTGATTTTAGTTCGAGTGAGTTCGCTAGTAAGTTGGCCAATGTAGCTAGTGGCTTGCTCTAGCGATCCATATGCTCCACCTGCGTTAGTGAATGTTCCAGCTCCACCGCCAGTACGGTTAGCAGAGCGCAATAAGTCTTCACTAATCGCAGGGAATGTTTCAGCAAGTTCTCCAACATAACTTGCGAATACTTTAGCTGTAGCTTCAACTGCCATCTTCTCCCGATATTTAATCAATGCCATGCCAGCAAGCACATGCCCAGCTTCATCACTTACTTTAGTGGTATCATATGTAGCCTTGCCAAACCGTGGCTTAAGGTGCAGGTCAGCAGCAGTAACAGGCTTACCTAAGAACTGACTAAGTTCCTGAGCATATGATTCTTGTGCGTTATAATTGAGCGTAGGATCTTTTAGTTTCGAAGTCCCTTCAATGAAATCCCTACGCACATTGCTAGCCAGTTCAATAAAGTTACTGGTATGTTTCAAACCTTTCTGAGCTTCAATTACCTCAGCCTTAACTTTATCAAAATGCTTTTTAATTGCATCCGTGCCCACAATGACTTGCTGGTCCAATACTTTAGGGCCATTGCTAATTGTAATCTGCTCTACCTTATCTCGAATTGCTTTATCAATAAATGGCAAGTCGTGTGAGCCGATCACAGTATTTTTATTAAATGGCAGTGAGAGAGTTCTAGCATTATACCAACGCAATTCTACATCACGAGCGTTCTTAACTTGACGAAAGTCTACACGATCGTTAACACTAGTGCGAGCCTTAGCTGCCAACTTCTTAATCTGCTCAGGCTTAAACTTATCAGCAAGTCTAGGCACACCAACTGAACCTGCACTAGTCTCACCAATCTGGCCAGAGTGCATACGGATATTAATAAAGCCTTCATCCGTAATTTGTTTCTGAGCTTGATTGACGGTCTTAGCTAAACCTTCTTTAATCAGATTTTTAATGCGAGTTTCAACACTAGACTCTTCAGCTACACGAGTCAAAGTTTTCATGTTCATGAAAGTTTCTTGGGTTCCCTTATTCCCAAGCTTAGCTGCGATATCTGCAAAATCATTACCAAGAGCATCATCGCCAGTGAGCTTTCGAATACCAGTGCGAATCTCGTTATCAAGTTTCATCAAGTTATCTTGACGTAAACGATTTGACTTAGCTACTTCACCTGCAATTGCCTCATCCGTAAGAGACTCACCTGACTCTCCTTGGAGAATCTTCTTAGCTCGCACAGATTCTGGAGTAATCTCCTGAGCTAGAATTGTCCGGTCAGTGGAAGCTGCTACAATCTTATCAGCTGTGGAAGTCTCAGCAGTTGCAGAACTAAGCTGAGTGGAGCGCACGGCATTAAGTTGGCGAGCATCAGCATTAGCTAGGAGTTTCTTCACACCAAAGTATGTTCCAGCACTGGCGCCAATAGCGCCAATGCCTCCGCCGATAAGAGTCCCAAATCCAATGTTCTTAACAATATCGCCAAAGTCCATGTCTTCCAGAATTGGAGACTTAAACATAGTGGCCGCCACAGCAGTCTCAAATGCCAGAGACTCAAGAATCCCTTGCTGAGTTCCGGACGCTAAAGCTTTAATGGCATTGGTGTTAGCAAAACTAAAACTCGCAGACTTGCCAGCGAGATCAGCAGCTTCCCGCTTAACATAAGTCTCCATTGTTGGAGCAAGTAAGTTAGTAGCGAATCGCATGTTGCTACCAATCTCACCAGTGGCTGCAGCTCTCAAAGCATTCTGCCCAGCCTTAAGAGCTTTAACCCCAGCTAGTCCAGGAACCAAACTAGTGCCGATAAATCCTGTAAGATCCGCTGCTGATTTATTATCCTGATAATACTTACCAAGATCATCGTCATATTCAGAGATCCATTCAGCAGTATCTCGCTGAGGTGTGGCATCTTCTCCAGACTGGAATATGTTTCCAATTGCTGCGCCAGTGTTGTAGAAACTATTTAAGCCGCTAGCAATGGATACTGCCAAGAAGCTAGGAGCATTAGATACTACTTCACCAATATCATCGAATACTGAGCCATTGTCCGCTGCAACGTTATGAGCATCAGCAGCTTGTAGAAAGCTAGGAGCTTCATCGAAATTCATTTAGGAGCCCTCTTGAGAATTGAATCAGCAAGTTTCTTGGATTGCATAACTGTGAGTGCCAATGTTACATCTGTAGATTTAGTCATGTCCAGTGGCTTAGCAGCAGCTTTCTCATTGCGATTAGTTTGCTGCATTTGCTTAGCACCTAGCCCAGGTTCCATAACACTTAGCGAGCTAAATGCTGCATCAAAGAGTGAACGACTGAATCCTTCAATCTTAGTTTTATATCCTTGCTGCGCTGGAACACCCAATTGCAGATATCCGCCAGTAGCGTTGTTAATGCCTACAGCATTCTGATAGAAACTAGTTACGCCATCCCGAACATCATTCAGGCTTAACTCTCCACGATCTACTGCTGCAATTCCAGATGCCATTAGCGTGTCAGGAGTAGGATAGTTTTGCTCAGTTGCCACTAGTGTAGCCAGAACTACTTTACCAAATTTGGATTCAGCCAAGCCATTCTTTTCACTGAGCACAGTGCTAATAGCTGGAGCTTGATAAGGATTACCTTTATCATTTTGGATATTAGCTTGGTAACCTTTAGCTACCTGAGTCACAGATTCGTTAAGAATCTGAGCCCTAGCTGCTGGATTCTTTTTCAAGTCTTCGCTACCAGGCACAAGCAACTTCTTAGCAATCTCATCTGAAGCTACTTGACTTGCAGCTTGTAGAATACTTACAGCCGGTTTATAGCTGTCTGGCAAATTAGGCTGGTCTTTAGTCAGCACTGCAATAGTATCTGCCGGGGAGTTACCAAAGACTTTAACTTCCCCACCCATGAGTTTCATCCCGCTAGCTTCTTGCCGGCGAATGTCATCACCCAAATCTCCACCTTGCGTAAGAGTCCTTCTTACAAATGTTTCATTTACTGCTGGCATACCTGCGGCTGTACGATAAGCATTCACTCTACCAGTAGCATCTACATATTCTTGATCTTCTAACTTGCCACGCTTACGCTGTTCTTGCAGAGCTGCGAACTGCTCTTGCCTCAGTGCCATCCCTTCCTTATACCGAGCATCCTCCGTAATCTGGGAATAGACTTGGATAGAACGGTTGAATTCCTGAGCACCATTCGTACGCAATGCTTCAATTGCCTGTGCGCCATATTGCTTACCTGCAATCGCTTGTTTACTTGCTTCTGCATCTGCAAGCAATTTGGTAGCATCAGCAGTTTGTGTAATACTCGCTTGGCTGAGAGTTTCTGTGATTGCGTTCTGAGTTTGCACTGTACTTTGAGTTTGCGCATTTAATCCAGCCGCCAGTTTCTGTTGCGTATCAAACTGTTGTGCTAGTGCATCACGCTCAGCCCTAGCTCCATCACCTTGTACAAGATCCCGTAACCAGCCAATCGGATTATTAATGATATCGCTATTGGCTTCAATGTCAGATACTTTAGCTTGAGCTGCGGTAAGCTGAATTGCAGATTGGCGCATGCCTTGCCCAAGTTGTGTAATGATATCACTTACGTCACCAACGTTAGTACCGAATGCATTAGCAGCTTGCACTCGATCCTTTTGAGTTTGAAGTTCACCTTGCAATTGAACTAGTTGAGCCTGAGACTGCAAGTTACCAGCTGTGCTAATCTTATCACTAGCTTCCTGACTCAGGGCAGCGGACTGATTATTCAGATCCGCAATACCTTGAGCTTGCTGGGTTTGAGTCGATGATAACTGTGCAGCACTGCTAATGATACTTCCGAGATCAAACCCAGCCATGATTAAACTCCTTTCTGTAGTTTATAAGACTCAAGCATTTGAATGAACAAACCTTCTGGAACAAACACACCAATTACATGGCAAATAGGTTCGCCAATAAATTTAGTAAGGGTTCCCAACGGATGCTTAACGTGATCCATAAAGGAGCCAGAAGTAGCAAGTAAGGCAGTCCGACTAGTAGCAATGGGCAGAGCAAGTTTAGTCCAGCCCTTATGCCCGTCACGAATCCTGGCTGCAATTTTATTCCCCCAAACCTGATAACCAATCACAGTGATTGGGTTCATAGCATTGAGATACTTAGCTCCGGCTGCATGCAGTTCACAGTCCAGAAGGCCTTGGTCTTTAAGAGCTGTACAGATAACAGAGCCACCTGAGGAACCTCCGCCAGAACTACCGCCACTGCCCCCGCCAAGTCCGCTAACAATCGAACCTAGCAAACCGCCAATTGCTCCAAGGCCACCTACACCTACAGAACTGCCGCCGGTGTCAGTATCGAAACCAAAGTTCAAGCCTACTGCGCCATCTTGTGCAGAACTCCCACCAAAATTACCTAGAGTGGAAGTATTGATACCGTAACCTTCACCAGTTGAGATACCAGTACCAGAGCTAGCAATGTTCCCACCAAATCCGCCATAACCGCCAAAATCTACATCTCCTAAACCTTTCTTACCAGAAGTGCTAGTGTCACCACTGCCGCCCGAACTTGCAACATTGCTCCCAAACAAACCGCTAAGCAAATCACTTACATAATTGCTACCTGCGTCTACAGCTGGAGACAAAGCCTTAGCACCAATGTTAAGTGCCTGCGATGCTAAGAATGCTCCGCCAAGACCTGTAGCTAAATCACCTACACTGGCCTTAGAACCTTTAGTGGTTTGCGTCTGAGGAGCTGTGGTAGTTACAGTTGGAGACCGAGCAAGTTCAGCCTGATTAGCTGCTGTGGAATATAAGTTGCCTAACAGCACATCTTCACTAGTGGAATTGTATAGGCCACTAGAGCGTGCACGAGACCCAATAGTTTTAACACCTCCTGAACCAGAAAGAATTTGTTTAATTAACTGATCAACACCCTGATCAGATACATTGGTTTGTTGTGTGGACTTACCACCACTAGTCGTAATAGTGCTGGACGACCCTTTAAGTCCATTGATCAGGGACATAAGTCCTGTCAGTTGGTCAACTGCTGCCATGATAGTTCTCCAAATCAGTATTAACTAATTATCATATACAGGTGGTATTGCTCTTACCCAGTCTCGTTCAAGCTTGAGCTGGAGTTCTGAAATTACGGGAGTGTTAGTTTTTGATACCCAGCGATGTAAGCAGACTGCACTTGATATGAGGATGCGTTTAGCCCACGGAACCTGAAGAACTTTCATAGCTTCCCCAAGTACTGCATCACACTTTTCCCTTGTGATAGCAACCTGCTTACCGGATTGTGTAATCTGCAAAGTATTGCAAAGTCTGTCATGGACAATTGCAGCGGGGCCGTACTTGCCGCTGGGAGGGAGTATGTTCCATACAATCCTTGGGATAGAAGCTAGATCAGTAAGCATTCCGGCTGGTACGAATACCCAGCTATCTCCGTATTTCTCACCAAGATAGTATCTAAAGGATTCTGCCACACGATAATAATCTCCACCTAATAAGGCTGATGCATCATCGTCGTAGTATATCAAGGGCTTAGCAGTAAAGGAAATGAATTCTGCCATAGCTATCTAGACCTTTGTAATACCAGGCATATAATGCCCAGGTGCTCGCCAAGTTAGTTCGTTACCCCTGGCGCCATGGGGAACAAAAGATATATGCACCCATGTAGGCTCAAGAATTAGCTGATCATATTGCAAGATAGTCTTATTAGCTAGCAAGTGTCGGCATATTTGTTCTGGGCTTCCCCAGCCTGGACACTTGAAATCTACTGCTTCTCCCTTGGAATGCTGGGAACCTTGTGCACCATTAATAGCTACGTTAAGTGCAAAAGATCTAAACCAGCTAGTGATATATAGTGGCCGCGCATCCAGTAACTGGCGCACTGCTTCCATTTTCATTGCAGTATATTTCATTGCCTCTAACTGGGCTGGATTCGGATTATTATCTATTTTCCTATCCCTAGCTGTAGCTGAATAAGTAGCTTCCCGATAAGTGAAGTGTGGTGATAGATTCTCAATGCTCATTTATTTCCCCTTACCTTGCTAGATACTGACCAAATAATATAAATCCGTCCTTTGGACATGTAGCTACTGGCATAGGATAAGCTATGCCAGCTCCATTGGTTTTCGCTCCAGGATTACCAATATTAATTGTGTCATCACCAAATAAGTTTCCATTAGTGGCTCTAGAAGGATATACCCAAACCAATTGACTAGTGACTGCCCCAGGAAACTCAAGTGCTGCTGGCCCAATGCCTACTCGCACATCTTCCCCAGCTAGTGCATCAATCAAGGCAATTCCACAAAAATTAGAGTTCGGTGCAAAACTAGTATAGTCATGAGCTAGTGCTCCCTTAACAATTCCGTTCTGTCCCGATACGGACGAAGGACTTACTGGATCTCCAGCTTTAATATCCTGCAATGCCGTAGCTACATAGAATCTGTTAAATGGCATAGAGTCTGCTGGCGTTTGCCCAGACCCGCCACCACCCTCTGCCACTACTCGCAATTGGTCAAGATATTGGTTAAGTAAATGAATTGCGTTATATACCTCAGTCATCTCAGTAAAGAGTTCTGGGTCAGTTGTGAGTGGTACTTGCCCAAGACCTAAATCAACTGGTGATCTATATCCTCCAATACTTGACATAGTGCATTCCTCAAGGTGCTATAATGTTATCTGGCAGTGGGTCAGATCTTTTGTAATCAGAAAACATAACATAGCCGTCTGACACGCACACTCCAACAGGATATAAATAGGCTCTACTGTATCTTGAATTACCTCCAGGATTTACAGGAAATCCTGGTAGCCAATAGCCTTCCCAATTATATATTATACCTCCAGCTAGTGTTCTAGTCCCTAGTATATTATTTAGATATAAACCTCCATTATTTACTGGAGTACCTGGAGTAGTAAATTGTGTTGAAGTATTTGCAGATCTGTAACTATCCACGGATATAGCCGCAACTGCCCAAACAAGTTGTCCACACTTAGCCCCAGTTACTTGAATAATTCCTGGGCCTACTCCAACTTGTACCAAATCTCCTGGATTTGCAGCAGTCAGTGCTATAAAGAATTGCGCCGGTATCATGTTATAGCGTCGACGCGAACCAGTAGAACCAATGGTAACAGCCGGATCTTCCACAACTGGAAGTGGTTGGTTAGTTGCAACTCCATTCACAATAGTATTATTGTGAGCAGAGACTACTGCTCCAACAGTAATAGCCTGACCTGCAACTCCCCAAAGCTTGCGTCGAAATCTAACGCTCTCTGATGGATTCTGGCCTGGTGCAGATTCTAAGTTCTCTCGCAAGACTGCCATATATTGATCTAGCAAATGCAATGAATTATAAATTAATTGCATCTCGTAATTTAGATTAGGGTCTTTTATATCTGGGACCTGACCTAAGCGCATATTCAGACTAGACCCGGCTCTACCAATAATACTCGTCATACAAACTCCTAGGCTATGGATTGCCCACCAGACTGAACCAGCCTACAAGAGCATTAATATTAAAAGTGCCTTTAAATAGCCAAGATACATTTACACCTAATGCCCCATCCCAAGTATATTTCCTATAGTTATCCTGAGTTTCCATTAGATACCCTAGCAGTGGAGTTCCAAATGTTTTGCCATTAAGGCTTGGAATTGCGTAGGCTGTAAAGGTATCTGCAACCTCAACATTTTCTATTTCAAGTTGGTTAAGCTCAATCATCTTTTGGCGAACATATTGGTATTTGCCTAGGATTAAAACAGAATCATCTGCAGTTTCTAACAAGCTGAAGTCCACAACTTTAATGGCTCCATCCTTTTGCAAGAATGCAATAGAATCTCTAGGAATTTCAACCACACCTGCATCTAGCGACCTAAGTTCAAAACAGGATGTATGTTGGATCTTTAGTTTGCCCATGCGATTTTGCGTAAGGTCAATGATAAGTGCATGAGTCAGATCAGCAACTGGATCAAGGCCATAAGAAAGCACAACGTATCTATCAGACACCACAGCTAGTTTCTTTCTCATTGTCCAAGTAAAGTTGGTGGACGCAAATGTATTAGTTACGGAGTCAAAGTCCTCAAAAGTATTGCCTGCAATAAAGTCTGTAATGTGCGGAGCAATTGTATTGCACCGAGAGTGCGTAATCTGCTGCACACCGTTAGTAGAATATACTTGTTGAAATCCCTGAGCTTGCTCAAGAGACACAACGTCAGAACTAGACACACCGCCTGAAGCTGGAATAGCTTTAAAATTCCATGGGAATTCTGCGTTACCCGAAAAGATTGCAGATACTGCGTTCTCTCTAGTGTAAAGAATGTAGCCAAGCTGAGTCGCAACTGCTGTAACAATCTCGCCCTTAGCTTCCTGTACTTGTCCACCACCTGCCCCAGATACATCAGATGGTACGAAATCCTCTACACTCACAGTGCTAGACCAAGCCACTCCAGTTCTGTTCCAGGCATTAAGATACCCGTTAGCAGCTACGATACCTAGCGTATCAGTCTTGCTGAGGCCAACAAGAGTTCGTTCAACTAGCCCACCAATGTTGTTATTGTATATGAAGCAGCCAACACCTGAGAAATAAATATAGCTTGCCCCGTTAATGGTAGCTACAGACATAACACAATCAGCTGGCAAATTGGGCCCTACTGTAATCTGTAGCCAAATCTTATTAACTGGGTCTAAAATATAAACTCCGTCCGTACCACCCTTGGCAATGGAGATATAAGATTTAAATCCTGTAGAGATTACTAGCTCTCCGCCACCACTAGATATAACCTGTGCGCCATAAATAAGTCTAGTATTTTGAAAATTGAGGCCGGCAGGTGGAAATGCTTGTGGTGCATACGTATTGTATCTAACTGATTGCCAGCCATATGTAGCCGGCATTACATTATGACAATAGAATATTTGAGGTACACCTGTATCTACAGGAGCCTGACCATCTGAAGATACGAATCTGGCATAAGTATTATCAGCTTGTGGATTAATAATTGTGCGCCCAGATAATTCTGAGAGCAGTGGAAACGACATAGACTGCAAATTAGCTCTATAAGGAATCTGGGCCATAATAAATAACTCTCTTGGTTGCAGAAAATAAATGCCATCCCTGGCCGAATTATCCTTATACCTTACGAGCAGTTAGCTTGCCACATGCCACAAGAGTGGATGCAGTAAAGGCCGCTTGTGCAATAAGATATACAACTGTCGATCCAGTAGACCGGATGCGTGTAGTTGGGGATGTGATATAAAATGTTGTACCACTAGTTCGTGTAAAGCCCTGTCCATTAGATGTGTAATCTTGCTCGCCAGGCATGGTGTTTGTAGCTGACCCATTACCAGCCCAATAAGCAGTAACGGCTGTTGAGCCTGTAGGAGTGTACAAAACTGTACCATCTACTGCCCAGTCACCAGCTGGCAATGTAATGGAAGTTACAGTCTTAGCCGTGTTAGATACTAGTGATACAGATGCGCCCGACGGAACAATAGACTGGATAAAGTCTGATGGAAGCACAGAACCAGAATAGTTGAATGGTGCATCATGTTTAGAATCTTCATCGCGATAGTTAATAGTGCCATTGGCGCCAGAGAAAATAACAGAGAAATCTGCTACGTTCTGTCGAACTGACCCACAGTTGCGCATACTAAACTGAATTGGGTTAGAGTCAGCTGTAAGCACTGTACCAAATGCGCCAAAGTTCCCTGGACTGGAAGTATTGTTGAAATAACCCTGACAACTGATAAGTTCCAGTCCGGAAATATTTGTGTATTCCAGCGGTAGTGTGCCCTTAGATGCGTTACTTGAGAACAAATACCAACCATCAAGCAAGTTAGCTTCAGATCCACAAGCTAGCATCGTTACGCCACGAACGTTAGAGATTGTGTAGCCTTTACTGTTATTATCAGATCCACAACTAATAAATGAGCTGTATGTAACGCCATTCAAACTAAACCCATTACCTGTGTTATCGTTAGCATATACACGATAAGCGGTAATAGAGGTATGTTTCTGCGCAAAGTTAATACCTTGTGCACCGTTAGTCGTTGACCAGATATTGCTAAGACTGCACATAAATGTATCATCAAATCCGATACCGTGCCTAAGGCAATTCTGTACTCGCAAATCATGTAAGCTAACTTCATGGCAAGTTGAGATTGATATGCCATCTCGCCGAGCACTTTTCAACATGAACCCGCCAACATTTACATGCGCACCAGCCCCAGTAAATACAATACCGTCGGTGTTAGCTGCGCCGGTAGTGAAGTCCAACGTAGTGCTTAATTCCCCAGAACCAATAATGGTAATGTTGTGTACACCATTTTGGGCAGTGAATGTCCAAGGGCCAGATAGTTTATAAACCCCCTTAGGAATTACAATCGTACCTCCGCGGAAATCACTGGCAGTTTGAATCAAATCCCGGATAGAATTGAATGCTGCTAGCGAATCTAGCACACCAGTAGGATCTGCACCAGGTATGCCATTGTAAGAATCAAGTACGTTAAATACATTATCCAAACGTTTGTGTACTGTCCGGCCACGATACCCGACTAGTGCTGCGCCCTTAGCAACGTTAGTTGCAGTAGCTAAGTCTGCTACAAATATATCTAAGCCTGGCCCTGCAGGCCCCTCAGGCCCTACTGGCCCTTGATCGCCTGTAGGACCTTTATCTCCAGTAGGACCTTTATCTCCAACTGGAGCCCAAATAGTAGAACCTGCCATGCTATCTCTCCCTTTGCGTATGATTATCTAGGCAAAAATTGCCGTTCTTAAATTCATCTTCGCTAGGAAGATTGCGCCTAACTTGCACATCCTGAATAGCCCTATAGGCTAGCACTAGTTGTTCTTGCGCCTTAGCCCAATTAGCTGTGCATTCTTTGTGTTGCGTATCTAGCAACCTAACTCGCCAGATTAAAAACAGTACAAGTACAAAGGGGGACAAACTCATAAAAGTCGTCCCCCATTCGTGAAAGTCTGCTGGACTAAAGGAACCACTTAAAGCTCCAAGTGTTACAGTTACTATTCCTGTAACTGCATCAGCTTTATCTGACGGAGTCATATTTAATCCTCAGTTAACTCTATACCAAGTTGTATTAGATGCTCTGTATCTAAATCTGTAGCCACCTGCAGCCGGTGAAGGAAGTGGGCCACGAATAACACAGCCAGTGGCTTGAGTAGTTGGAGTAGTAATGCCAAAGTTCTGGATAAATATCTCTACTACTTTACCATTGTAGGAAGTGGAAGCTGGAGGAAGGTTTACTGTTAGTGTGGCTAGAGTTGAAGCTGGGGACAGTACTGCAAAACTAGTAGGATCTGAAATTGTGATAGCAGTACCTGTAAGCGGAGTGAAATCTTCGTAAATAAAAGCTGGTGTTGGATGTACGTGATCTTGTCTAGCTGCTAAACCAGATGTGCCAACCACCCCAGTAAATGCACTGGCTAGGGGAATAGCAGTACCTAACGCAGCTTTCAAGTCAATAAAAGTTCCTGACCAAACTCCAGACACCTTAGGACCATAAAGCAAAGCATTAGATTGATCTAAGAAATAATCTCCATCAACACCTACAGCATTAGACGGAAACCCTGATCCTCCAATTATTCTAGATCCTGCAACACCTTGTGGACCAGCTGAACCAGTAGGACCTATGTCACCCTGCGGACCTTGTACACTAGCTCCTGGAGGGCCAGACGGTCCTTGTGTTCCAACTCCTGTATCACCTCTAGGAATTACAAAATCAAATATAGCTGCGCTATTAGTTCCTGAGTTTTGAATAACTACGTTAGTGCCAGCTGCGCCTGTAACAACTGTACCAACTTGGATTGTAGCCGCTGGGCCAGGTGGCCCTGGTGGACCTGCCATATCTCCGGGACTCCAAATACTTGAATCAACCATGATTAGGTATCCTTAAGTGAGGGCACCGACATCTATAATAACAGTAGCGTTATCGTAAGGAGAGTAAATCCAAATTGGGGAAACTCTAGGAAGAACTACATCTGATTCTTCATAGATTGGAGTACCTTTCAGTCCTGCTACATCGTCTGCAGGAGCTGAACTATGAATATAAATTGGATGACAATGCATGTTAGTAAATCGCATATGTGTGCCAGCAGCTAGTGCAGTAGTCTGTAACTTGTTTGCAAACATAGTGAGTCTGTCAGGAAACACTACCTGCACAGCACTTAGCAGTACTGGTGTCCAGATTCCAATAGCCATGTTAATCTCCTCAAGTCATTGGGACATCATCTACATAAGATAGTTTGAGTTCTGCATACTGCTCATTAACAAGCGCGCCGTACTCATTCGCCTGCTCAGTAAACGATATGGATTTAAATGTAACCCTAGCTGCCTCATATATAATTGCATAAGGCATATCAACTGCAATCCAAGAACTGTAAGCTGTACTCGGTGCAATTACTGGATGCTGATAACAGCCGAATAAAACTTTGTCTAACGCACAAGCTCCCCGTAATTGCAGCAACTGCCCAGCCATGTAATATACGTTAGTCTTAATATATCCATAGCCATCGACAGAATTTTCAATTTGAACAGGAGTTAAGAATTGTCCTACATCGCCAGAAGTATCTCCTACCCACAACCGGATATACTTCACCTTACGAAACAGTGGAGCAACTTCAGTGGGGAGGAAACTTTGCAACGGAAACAAATCAGTAAACTGGACTGGAACTTCAAATAAGTCCCTGTAATAAAAATCCGAGTGGTGCGCTTTAAGTGTAGCAGCTCGTACATTACCTTCGATCTTTGTCTGCAAATCTGGCCGCTTAGTTATGGATATAACCTCAGTTACCATTTCGTCAAAAGTCATCTTAGTTATCTCCTATATTGGCGCTTGAAGACCTTAGGAGCTAACCCGCTCCAGCTAGCTTATTTCGCCTCGGCCCTAAGATCAATCGGTTGTTTCGAGCCGCTTCGGCTGGCTTCGCCAGCCTAGCTAGACTCGAAAAACGCGATTGACTTAGTGCTACCTCGGCTTCATCGCTTAGCTTATGCGGTCAGCTCCTTGGCGGCCTTCGCGCGCCTACCACCTAACTCACTTACCTGCTTTAGCGAGCAGCTCAGCAGTGGAGAGAGACTTGTTAGCAGTCTGAGGATTGTTAAGTTCTTCAATCTGCTTTTGCTTCAGAGCCGCTTCTGCACTGGTGAGTTCAGCTGCACCAACAATCCCAGTAGAATTAGTTAGGGTTTGTTGAATTGATTTCTGGTCACTGGTGCCAAAGTCCTTAGACATTTCACCGCTAGCTTTCATCTCTGCGATAAGTTCATCACGCAACTTACGTTTCATTTGTTCCATTGGAGTTGCGCATTCTGGATCAATGTCGGATTCTTTGGTGTCAACATAGATACCCATCTCACGGTGTTCAGCAAGTTGGTTGAGTACTGCCTCTAGGCGAGTATCAGTAGTAAAGAACTTACCAGAAACGAATGGGACAGTAATAATAGAGCCGCCAGGCATAGTCACTGGGCAGCCGCAATTACCGTGGGAATTCTTGAAAAGAGTTACAGTAGCCATGAGTAATTACCTTGAATTAATTAAGCGAGATAAAGACGTCTCCGGGCGCTTTCACACCCGGATTCGCTAAGCCTGGAATCTGCTATTAAGCAGCAGCAGTGAAGCCAGTGATGATAGAGTTAGCTGGTGGGTTACGGATTTCAGTAGTGCATTCCGTCAGCAGCGAACCGCCAACAGCATCAATACCGTTATCGGTAGTCTGGCCACCAGTGATATTGAACTCTTTGTTAACAGTCTCACGACCTCGCAGATAAGCCATTGCAAAAGTACTCAGATCTACAACTACGCCCATCTTCGCCCAGTTTGCGTTGGAGTTAAACAGTGGATGCTCAATGATCTGAATAGTACCACGAGCTAGCTTAATGGTGCTAAACTGCAAGCCCCAAGAAGTCTGACCATCCATCAGTTGATACACACCGGACTTCTTACCGATGTTATTCAGAGTTACACGAGCCTTACCGCCAACGAACATAACACGCTGGTTAGCAACTTTAGGATCGGTAGACTGATCCCAAACTGGATCAATCATTGCTTCCAGTTGATCGTTGGTAGTAGTGGAGCCAGCTGGGAATACGTTCGGTACAGAGTAAGTTGGAGGGTAGTAAGCAATGTTACTTACTGTACTAATCAAACCATCCATGGTACGGAATGGCATACCGTTACGCTGACCAATAGACTTCTGCCCAAAGAACAATGCTTTCTCAATATCACTTGCGTGCAATGCTGCGCAGTCTTGCTTGTTCTCAGACTGGGTAGTATCGCCAGCAATTACTTGAGTTGCATCTACGGTACCAGTGATACCCCAAGAGTTACGGAAAATCTGGGTATAGTTAGTAACGCTAACTGGGTTAATGGACAATGCCTGTGGGCGAACAGAACCTTCCTCAAATGCGTTACCAACTTGATACGCTTCTGGGCTAGCACCTGGGATATCTACTGCTGCTGCAGCCACAGTACCTACTGCACGAGTAACGATAATCTGGGTAGCAGAAACTACCGAGTTAATGATTACGTTCTCTTTGGTAGCAAAGAACTGGTGAATCTGACCCGGCAGTAGGTTTTTGGTAGATACTACGTTAATTGTAGTATCAGTGCTAAGGATGTCAGCACTCAGAGTAAATGCTGGGAAGATCATGGTCTTAGTAAAGAAACCATGCTCAGGTTGCAGAGCAGTTACGCTAGGCAGCATGGAAGTAAGCCCAAACAATGGCGCGTTACCAGCTGGGAAAAAGCGGGTAATCATGCCAGCAAAGGAAAGCTTTGCCAGTTTGGGAGTGAAGTTACTAGTGTTAAAAATACCTACGGTCATGTTGAATCTCCTAGAATTTTAAATTCGCTTAGGCTATATGCATTAGTTATTAGCTAGATGGCATGATACCAGCAGCAATGAATTTGGTGAGCAGTGCGTTATACGCCACAGTCACAGCGGCTAGAGTAGCAAAGTCCGGGGACTGTTGGGCAGTAAAAGTAATCTGCTTGACAGCGCCTGCTTGTGCAGTAGTTGCTGTGGCACCAGACATAAGCGTGCCAACTGGAATACGTTCTTCCAGACCATTAGTCACCACAGAGGTAACTGGATCAGTGTACAGCTTTGTTACCAGGATCAGATCAGTAGCAGCCATGATGGCATCTCCTAAAAATTAATTATCAAGCTAGGACTAAATATCCTTA